TACACCACTTCGGCCTTCAATGGGGACTTAGGTTTCTATGGCGAGTCCGTTGAAGCGTTGCCTGCTGCTGCGGTCTGGAGGGGCATAGGAATGCGTTATCGCCAGGTGGATTACATCTCCGTCACCATTTCTTCTATCAGCCTGTTGCTCCCAAGTTCGGGCATTGTGCCGGTGAGGGTCGTGGATTTGCGAACAGGAGCGACCTTGGACACCTTCAATATCACCTCGGTAGCCAATGCGGTTACGAGGGTCGTGATTAACAAGACCTATCAATCCAATGGTCAGATGTTGAACCTGGCCGTCCTTTACGATGCGACCTCGGTAGCTTCCTTTCAAACGGGCCTGTACCCGACCTATGGATGCGGTGGATGTGGCAGGAACTATCGTTGGACGGAGAATATGTTGGAGAGAGCTATTGAGATACCAACGAGTGCGCCTTTGCTTGACTTGAACATAAGCGGAGGAGCCTTCACGGGAGGCTTGAGCGTTCAGTATCAGGTCGCTTGCAGCTTTGACTCGCTCTTGTGCGCCCATGTCACGCAACTCGGCTATCCATTGCTTTACAAGGCGGGGATGTTGCTATTGAAGGAGATGGAGTTTTCTAAGAGGCTGAATGGCGTGATTGTCTTTAACCGGGATATGAACCAAGAGCTGTCCAACTATTACCAAGCCCAATACGACCAATATATGCAACGATACTTTGAGCAGGCGAACCTGCCAGAGGACGGTTGTTTTTCGTGCAGGCAGAGGGTTAGGCAGGCTTCTCGCATACCTTAAAGAGGTGGACATTAAGGATTACATACAAAAACTTGAAACGCAGAAGTCTTCCTTGGCAAGGCACTTGGCTTCATCGCTTAACGAGGCGGCTCCGCAAACGCAAGAGCAAGAGGTTCTGCCAAGGATTTTTGAGAAGGGTCTGAAGCCCGATTTGGCCAAGATTGGGAACTATAAGAGCGACAAGTACAAGGCGGTCCGAAGGAAGGCTGGCCTCCAGGTCGCTTTCATTGATATGAAGTTCACGGGTGATTTGAAATCCGAGTTCAGCACTCCCAAGAAGAACTTGATTGGCTCCAAGCCCAAGGTTGAGTTTATGGTTGTGAGCGAGTTGAACACCAAGAAAGTTGTTGACAATGAAGCCCGTAGAGGCACTATCTTTGGGTTAGCGAGCAAGGAAAAGGCTTATTTCGTTGACCTACTGACCAAGTTATTCTTTAGCAAAGTATTCAAATGATAGCGACCCAGGTTATTGACGAGATATTCACTCGCTTGAATGCTTACAAGTTGGTGAGGCACACGGGTTTTGCCGAGATGTTGCCCGATAGGGACGGCAAGGTCATCCCGGCCATTTACTGCAACAACGGCGATTACAAGCACGTTGTGGACGATTACGATTGGAGGGAGGGCATTGCCTACATCCGTTACAATGGAAGGGAGCGTGCAGAGGTTACGGACGAGAACAACTTTATTGGGTGCCAGGACTTGCTCCGCATCGTTTATCCGTTGACCTTGGTGATTATCGGCAAGCGTAAGGGCAAGCGTCCTTACGAGGTCGCATCGCTCGTTCAGAGCAAGATTAGCGGTATGTACGAGGCTTTGGCCACGACTGTCGGTGCGGTGAGCATTGATGTCACCTCCATCACGGCCAATTACTCCATCAAGGAGAACCTTGACACCGAGTTTGAGGGAGCGAAGGTTGTGTGGGACACGGCTTTGTATATGATTGCCTTGGACTTGGAGGTTGAGGTGATTGGCGATGCTTCTTGCCTAAACACCGAAGAACCTTGTTAAATTTGTGTCTTAAACCTTAAACCATGCCAATAGAAACAAGGGCCAGCCTGGATGCTTCTTCCAATGTCGTTCGTACTGAAACGAATATCGGGGCGAATACCGCAAAGCGTATTGGCGATTTGTTCCGTGCCTTATCGGATTCTGCCGTCTTGCTTGCCGAGCGAGGCTATGTGAGTGCTTCTTCAAAGGCCCCTGCGACTTTCACCGTGGCTGCCGCTGACACTCCCGAAAAGTTGACCTATACAATGGCCTTGGTTCTTGAGGGGGCCTACAACACGGCCTTTGAGTCAAGCCCCTCCGTGAGTTGGAATGGCGATGCGGCTATTGCTTATCGTGTGAGTGCTATGGTTAACTTTGATGGCCCAAACAGCAAGGAATACTATTTCTACATCGCAAAGGATGGCGTTATTGACGAAACAACAAAAGTGTCCGTCCATTTGAGTTCACCTAACCCTCACTCCATCTCTTTGGAGTTGTTTTCCCAAGGGGCGCATTCTTATGAGATTTACATTGAGGAGAAAGGTGGCACAGACCCCATTGACATCATTAATGCTCAACTGAACTTAATGTCGCTTTAATGGCTCTTCAAAGGCTCACATCGTTTTCGTTCGGGCAGAGGCTCTTGACCTTGAATTATGGAGGCACGGAGGTCTATTATGTCCCCTATGCCCACTTGATATCCTTTGAGTACGACCCCACGAACTTAGACCCCAAGGTTTACATCTATTTGCACGGCACGCTTGACAATGTTTTGTCGGTGTCTCAATCCGAACTCATTGCCTTGGGGAGCAGCATTGGAGCGTTCCTGGCATCGTTGCAGGGGGCGGTGACAAATCAGTTGTTTTGGTTTGATATATGGGCCAACTTTATGGCTCGTGCCACGGCTGGCTCTGCTCTTGCCCCCGAACTCGTAAGCACTTGCGGTCGGTACTTCCGATACGAATTGAATCCTCCCTTGGTACCTACGGCCACGGAGGATTATGCCGACTTTTGGTATTTCAATCAGCGGTGCGACAACGATAGTGCTACCGTGAAAGAGGTTGTTTCCTATAATTGCATCTTAACTCGTTTTTCAATCTTAAATCCAAATTAAAATGTCCACCCCTTCTCTTTTGAATGTCCCTTATCGTCTTAAAGCCGGGACTCTTTATAGCCAAATCCCCGAAACGGGCTTGGGCGATTTTGCGGTTACTCGTTCTGCGAGTAATGTAGCGACAAGGATTAATTCGCTTGGTTTTATTGAGCGAGTGAGCGACAATGTGCCGAGGTTGGATTATCCCCTTGGTGGAGCGGTGAATGGCTGCCCTGCTCTCTTGGTGGAGCCGAGTGCGCAGAACTTGGCGTTGCAGAGTGAGGATTTTATGACCACTTGGAGTCTCGCAAATGTTACTCGTACTGCAAATCAAGCGACATCGCCCGACAACACCCTGACCGCTGACAGAATTTCAATCACAAGCAATGGCGGTTATATTCGGCAATTACTTGCGACAAGTAATTCATTAACTTATACCGCATCTTGCTTTGTAAAAAACGATGCCGTTGCGTCAGGTGATACGTTTAGGTTTTACTTTAACAACAATCTTGGCGGAGGAAATTCTGCCGTAGCAAATGCTACTATCAACATAAATGCAGGCACGGTATCAACGGTTTCATCGGGAGCAGGTGTAAGTTCGGTAAGCACAGGTATAGAAAATTACGGCAACGGATGGTATCGTGTGCGTGTTACATTCACCCTTGGGGCTTCGGCAGGGAATGCAAGTTCGGAAATTGGATTTGAAGCACCAACCGCCACTCGCACATTCTTTGCTTGGGGCGCACAACTTGAGGTCGGCTCCGTTCCCACCTCCTACATCGGACCCACCACCACCGCAGCCATCACTCGTGGTGGAGAGGTGATAAGAAAGACGGGAATCACATCTCTTATCGGTCAATCCGAAGGGGCCGTTTACTTTGAGGTTGAGGTTACGGATGAGGCAAGGAATAAGTGGTTTTGTACTTTGGATAGCGCATCAGGCTCGTTTATCCAAATGTGGATTTCTCCAACAAGAACGATTAATGTTCAAATACAAAATAACTCAAGCGTTGTAATGACGCAGTTGACATCTTCCGCCTTGACCGTTGGCTATCATAAAGTCGCTTTTGCTTACAATTCCGCAACGAATGGATGCATTATGTATATTGATGGAGTTCAAAATCCTGTCGCAACAAGAACAGTCGTTGCCCCTGGCCTACCTGCATTCAGCAATATGTCTTTTGGCACTTATCTCTCAACAACCTTAGACACGCTTAAAGCCCACGTCCGTGCAGGAGCCGTTTACCCCAACCGCCTCTCGGATACTGAACTCGCAACCCTCACAACCCCATAAAAACTCGCCCATCCATCCATAAATTTGACGCACTATGGCACTACCTACCTTAACCGCAAGAACCTTCGGCTCAACGCAATTACAGCTCACATACGCTGACGGAAGGCAATATTTCCTTAATTATCGGGACATTATCTCCACGGAACTTGATGCGACCGATGGCATTACAAAGGTAAGGATTTACCTCTCAGGCACTTTGGATGAGTCCATATTCGTGTCCAATGCCGACCTTGTGGCCTTGGGTACCACCGCAGCGGCATTCATCGCAACCCTCAACACTTACCTGTAATGGATATCAAGCAGGTATTGACGGAACTCGGCATTAATGTCGGGATGTCCGTAGGAGGCTTTCTCGGAAGCCTCGTCCTCGTAGGAAAACAAAAGGGAGCGTCTTTACGCACCCAACTCTTCTCCATCCTCGCAGGAACCTTGTCTGCCAATTACCTTACCCCTCTCGCTATCACCTTGCTTGGTATTGAACTTGAATCCGCTCAATTCGCTATGGCCTTCCTTGTTGGCTTCAGCGGTTTGAGGGTCGTGGAAACGCTCTCCAATTACTTCCATAAGAAAGTTGAATCCAAAGGCGATGAGTCTTGAACAACGCCTTTCCCCAAGAGTCCCCAAGCTCGTTATAGACCGCTTCCTTGAAATACAGGAGCGGTTTTCTATTAATACCGACCTTCGGATTGCCCATTTCTTCGCTCAAACGGCCCACGAATCGGCCAACTTCACCACGACCAAGGAGAACTTCAATTACTCCGCCTCACGGCTCTTAAAGGTCTTCCCAAGGCATTTCAACAAGGACACGGCCAAGTTATACGCAAGGGATTACATCGCCATAGCCAACAAGGTCTATGCGAACCGCTTTGGCAATACCGAACTTGGGGATGGATGGAAATACCGAGGCCGTGGGTACATTATGACCACCTTCAAGGCCAATTACGCTGAACTTGACAAACTCGTCCCCGAAGACCTTTTGGAGAACCCCGAACT